TTCTCGTCTAAAATCATTAAACGTATCTTTTGATGCTACTATTCTATCTGCCATCTTTTATATCCATTAGTAATTTTTTTATTTCAAACATCTCAGTTTTTAGACTATTAACTTCTCTAACAACTGATCTCATCTCATCATCTTTTTTAGATTGTTTTGCCTTTCTCGCCATGTAACGAGCATAAGCATCCGAGTCTGTATTAATGATTGCTTGTGATTTTAAATCTCGAACTAAATGTGTATGACCTTTTACTTTTACATTTGACATACAATTAAACTGCCAAAGCAATTCCTCTTAAATCTTTTATAATTGGTGGATAACAAGAACTTGTTCCATTCATAACTATTTTTAATTGAAATGCTGTAAATGTAGTTAAATTACTTGCAGTATATTTGTGTTCTTTAAATTGATATCTATTTTCAGAAGGTTCAACTGCCGTGTCAGGAGTACCATCATTATTAAAAGGTTCCCAAGCAAGATTACTCATATTTCTAGCGTCATCAGCATTTGATAAACGATAAAACATTTTTACAGTTGCTGTAGAAGCAACATTTGCTGTTATTGTAATATCAAGTGCTGTAGATTCATTTGAAAGTATAATAGGTTTAGTACAATATTTTCCTTCTGAACTTCCACCAACATTTGCAGTTTCAGCAACGAATTCTGGGGTTGTTCCTGATACAGGATTATTAATTCTATTTTGTATTAAGTGAGCCGATAATCTACTTGTATCAATAATAGGTGATATATGACCTTTTCCAGTTGGTGTGCTAATTGCAATTGACATTGCCAAAGATTTACTACTTGACATTTCATTTGTTTCATTAATTGTAGAATAAACAGCACCAGCACTTGTTAAATAAAGGTCATTATTTAATTCTATTGGTAATTTTTTACTAGCAGTTGTTAAAACAAATTCAGTTTCAGATTGTTCAAGTGTTCTACCACTAGATTTTCTCAAATGAGAAGTAATTGTTGTAGTTGCAGGTTGAATTAAACCAACAACAGGTTGTATAACATCATATTGAATATTTGGAGTTATAGTAACAGCAGTTCCTCCAATTGAACCTGTTGATGTTGCAACATCTGAATTTTGAGCAGTGACAGTAAATGAATCTAATGTGACATTACCAATCGCCGTATATGTTCCGTTAATGTTTGTAGAAGCAAGACCATTAACTGTTCCAGAAGGAACGCCTGCAATAGTAACATTGTGTGCCGTACTATGTAGACCATGATTTCTTGCTTTAATTTTTATAATTGCAGGATTACTACCAAATGTTGATCCTGATCCTGCAGTTGCATCCACTTCAATAGGATTTTGTGCTAATGTTAATGTAGGTATCTCATCATTAACAAGTTGTACTGTACCTGTTGTGTTTTCTGTAAATGAAGCACGTTTAATTTTAAATTTAACATCTTCATTCTGTTCAGCAGTCCAAGTACCACCATTCTGTGATTTAAACATACTAGATAGATAAGCATTTTTTGATATCAATCTTGATCCATCTAATGTTGTTTGTCCCATTCTAGCAGTGTAAATTGTATAATCATCATTATTACATAATGCAACAAAACAATATTCTGTATTTGGTTGTACATACACAGGACTGTCAAAAGTAAATGTTGTTGCTACTGAAGCGTCTGTTGATACAGAAATATCAGAAGCGTCTTTATTGACTGTACCAAAAGGTAAAATAGTTTGAGTTGGATATCCATTTACCATTGTTCTTAATTGAAAAGTCACAGGTAAAGAACTTGATTTTTGAGAAAAGAATAAGTCAATACTAGTTATAAACATTCCGTCTTCTTGATCTATAAAGAATGCTTGAGCAACAGGATCACGCCTTGCAATTACTCTTTGAGAGGTACTAAGCACTCTTGATGTACCAGTCGCCATCATTACAGAAGTTGATTCATTTACTTGTGTTCTTTGTACTTGTGCTTCTCTTGTAGCAACTACTGTACCTTGAACTGTTTGAATCATTCCTTTTGCCGTGTAATCTGCTTCGGCAGAGGTTCTAACATCAGCACCAGTAAGACTATTAGTTGAACTATCTGTCAATCTAAATGCTCTTGTTCCTGTTCTCCATTTTGGATTACCCGTAGTAGAGGGATTAGGAAGAGCAAATGTTCCTGTGGCTGCACCAGCAGCATTTGTAGTTAAAGCCGCACCAGCAGAACTTCCTGTTGGAGTAACATAAGTTGAAATATCTATACCATCAAAGAATGGAAATATTCTTGTTAATGGTTTCATACCACTAACACTAAATGCAATATCTTTTGATCTTATAAACGGAGCAAATGCTACTGACACCACTCTATTTCCTAAACTTGTAGTTTGAACACCACCAGGTATTAATGATGTTCTTACACCTGTTCTTGTTCTATCAACTCTTTCGGTTACATCAACTGAGGTTGTATTTCTTTCTACTAAAGCATTACCATGCCAAAATCTATTAGTACTATTTGTTTGATTTTGACCAGTACCTCGAACACCAGTCCAAGTATCATTCCAGTTATTCCAAAGTGTACCAAGATTTAAAGAAGCGGCAGTGCCACCAGCAAGTTGAGATATAGTATCAAATACACTTGGTATATTAACAGTCATCTCAGGTTGTGTTTCTGTATCCATCCACTCATCATTATCAGGAGTTAATTTTATATTTCCTATGTAATCAATTGTATCATAAGGATTTAAATTAACAGTTGTACTTGCATATGGTTGATCTAAATAAGTCGATTCTGTATATGGTAATGTAATTAAATCACCAGTTTTTTGATAACCATTTGTTGTTCGAATAGCGTCTGTCATTGCGTTTGAATTTGCTAATGCAGAATCAGATTCTATAAAATTAATATTGTTTTGATGAAATGCAGGTCTTAATTCACCTTTTGCAACGTCCATTGAGTTAGAATAATCAAGATTAGCAACATCTCCAACACCATGACCTGTAAAGTTATCAGTTATAATACCATTTTTAAATCTATCAAATCCATCAGCGTCTTGTATTTGCATTGACTTGGCGTCTGATTCTAATAAAGACAATTGAGTATAGTATTCTATATTTTCTACTCGTCTTTGAATTCTACCAATATCTCTCATTGTATATCTTCTATTATCAATTGCCGTGACTAAAACATCACTTGTTTTAAAAGTGTATGCAGGTATAGTCACATCATATAGATGAATACTATCTTTTAATTCTTCTGGAAATTGAGGTTCTAAAGCAGAAGCACCTTCAACTATTTTAAATTCTCCTGAAGATGTTAAATGAACTCTAGCTTGTTTACCAAGATAAAATTCTAAATCAGCTGTGACATCTGTATTAATTTTCATTACTTCAACTGTTGAAGCACCAGTGCCATCAAATGTTCTATCTTTATCACCAGAGTCTATTGTTGAATCATTATCGACTCTTGGTCTAAAGTCTAATACATCTCTTAATTCAAATCTTTCACCAGTCACATCTGAAGTATAAGCAGGAATTGATCCGTAATCAAAACCAGAATAACTATCTACACTAAAAAAGTTACCAGTACCGTGTTCAAAATATTTAAAATTAATTAATAGTCTACCGGTTGGTGCAAGAGCACCTGTTTTTCTTACGATACGTCCCATGTCATAAAAACTATCTCTTTGTCCAGTATCTAAAGTAAATCTATCGGTAACATCTGTATCATCTGAATCAGCTGCAGTACTAAAGTCAGCAGCCATGAATATACTTTCTATTTCATAAACGTCTGCCTTACCAAGACTGATTGTTGTTGCCGTAGCAGCAAGAGCTTCTGTATCAACAGTTTGAGTAGTATCAGTAGATGTTTTTGTTTTTGCACCAACAACTGAAGCAGAAATTGTAGCAAGAATTTTAATTTTGTGACCGTTGTATCCACTACCTAAATCTATTGCCAATGTTTTACCTGTTGGTGATCCACCAAGAGTAAAGTCATCACTTGTTGAAAGTGTGATTACATCACCAGCAGCACCAGTAGCACCAGAACCTGTTGTCATAATTGAAACAGAATAATCGTTTTCTGAAAATGCAGTAAAGATTTCGTTAGTACCAGCAGTTATCGTTGCAGTTCCTGAACTTGATAAAGTAGCAACAAACTGTCTTCTAATTTTGAAACTTGTATCACTAACACTATCATTGTCGGTTGTTAATAATGTTTTAACAACATCATACGGCATTCTTGATATGGCAATATTTTTTTCAGGACTTTGTAATTTTGCTCTTCTTCTATTGTATGTTTTAGAAGTTGCAGTTGCAGTACCTAATCCAATAGTTGTTTCTAATATTGTGTCTGAAGAAATACTTTCTATAATTCTTGTAGTTGAAGTACCACCATCATCTGTAAATTGAATTTCATCTCCGATTCTAAAGTCGGTTAAGAATGTAGTACCAGAACCAACTAGTCTATCTGATTGATCAGCAGGTGCTTCTAATCCAACACCAAATACAATAGCACTTGGTTCAGTAGCATCCTCTAAAACTAATGTGTCGCCATCGTTTGCTGAGTTAGTGTCTGTACCATCTAATACTACACTACCTTGTGATTCTGTTGCACTAACAGTTGAAACTGTTCCTGAAAATTGTTTGACAGCACCAAAAGTTGAATCTAATGAAGCGTTGGCAGTAAATGTAGGACTACCTGCCATTGAAACACCTTTAGTTTGTCCAAATTCTTTTTGTTCAAATCCTTTACATCCAAAAGCGTTAAACTGAACTACACCTGTTCTTGAATTTGTAGGTGCAGTAATTGTTTCAGCAGCAGCAAACTCACCTTTAACATTATTTAAAACTATAACTGTGTGTACAGCTGTACCACCAGAAGTCCACGGTGTATATGCAGTACCATCAACAGCAGTCGGTGCCGAATTAGTTGCAGTTGGAACATTAAATAATTCAAATGTTGTTGCAGTTGGATTTTTTACAGTATGATTAGTATTAATTTGTGTCATACCTGCCGCACTTGCAATTGTAATTGTTTGACCTTCAGTAAATTGATGTCCACCTGAACAAGTCACCACAGGTGGTTGAGCAACAGTCACGCCTGTTATAGTTGCTGAAGAAGCAGTTGAAATACTTTCAATTACACCAGTTGCACCTGAAGTACCACCAGTTAAAGTATCACCTGTTGTTAATGCACCAGACATAGCACCTCTAACATTAACATGAGCAAACATTTCTATATCAAATAGATAATGTTTAAAAACAGTATCAGATACAGTTACCGATGATAAAAAGTTTCCAGTTGCAGAACCAGAGTTATGTTCAAAACCTCTTGACTTTGCACGACCAATATCATAAACATATCCAAGAGCAGCACCAAAAACAGTACCTCTTGTTCCGTGTTCTTCATCTACTAGTCTAACTGATTTAAATGCTTCTGATTCTCCAGAAACAAATCCTATATCAGGTGTACCAAAAACATCTTTAACATTAATAAAAGAACCAATATTAAATCTACTTACTGTTCCACTTGCAGTATCAAAATCTCTTGCCTTATCTACATCAACATAGGTTGTTCCTATTTTTGAAATTTCATATCCTTTAACATAAGCCTTACCTTGTGAAAGACCGAATGCTAATTTACTTTCGATAGCAGTATTACCATCAGCTGATGTTGTACCAGCAGCATATATACCACGATTAGTTCCTGATACTAAATGTTCTCTAACATCTAGGTCAAAATTTCTAACAGTATAATCTCCAGACTCATCAAATGTTCGTCTTGCTAATGTATCTTCGAGGAAACTATATTCTGTATTAACTACTTTATTGTTTATAACTCCATTTTCAATTCTCATTAACTCAACGAAACTTGCGTCAGCTGTTGATGTTAAAGATAATTTTGATAAAGTTAAATCTATTTTAAATCTGTGAGCACCGGTAGCATTTGCGTTTGATGAACCGGTTGCGTTGTCTAATATAGTTGTATCATCTGTTGAAGTTATAAAGTTTTCTACAATTGTTAATCCAACACGAAAACTTGGAGTAGTTGAATATTTTTCTAACACTAAAGTTTGTTGATCTACATTAACAAAAAATCCATTAATATAATATGTACCAGCGTCTATGTTGACAGCAGAACCAATGACACAAGTTGAAACGACCGCTGTTGAGGCAGCTGTCTGACCACTTGTAATTGTTTCTCCGTCAGTAAATTTATCTGCGTCATTAGCAGTACCAGAATTTCTATATTTTACAAATAATGTATCAGGATCAGTACCATCAGTCGCAACAAATCCTACAACATCAGCAACTACTCCAGATGTTCCACCTGTTATTGTATTTGAATTATATAGTGATAATGTTCCGTTGAATGAAGTTAATTTAACAGCAAAATAATTATTGTCATATGTTATTTGACCAGGAATAACCATAGCACCATGCTTGAACATATGGTCACCAAATGATTCTATTTGATTCTGTAATATGGATTGTTGTGTTGTTAATTCTCTCGCCTGAACAGCAAAAGCTGGTCGGTACATGACTCTATGAAATTTTTTATCTTCTGTAAAGTCATCAAAATAAGGACTAACATTAAAATCAGTTTTACTTGGCATTATTTTCCTTTATTATTTAAAATTCAACAATTAACTTAATGTTTTCCGTTTGGTCAGACGCCCTTGTTATAGGACTTCTTTCTTCCACATAAATTATATCTCCTGAGTCAAATGCTAATTCTGGATTTGAATAACCAGATACAAATACTACACCGTTTGTTGTAGTTGAATTACTTGTGTTAGGCGTAGCGGCAGCACTTGAACTTTGTCCTGTAATTGCATTTGCACCAGAGAACGCTGTTAAGTTTCCATTACTATCTGTTCCGACATCTGGAAATCTAGTCTGATAATAATATAAAATAAGATTTGTTGAATCATACTCTACAACTTTACCTACA